ATGGATAAAATTCTTACTAAACAGCAAAGAAAAGAACTTATAGTTCTTTTAGACATAGAAGCTTGTGACTATGGAAATTATTCTATAATGAAGCAGCAATACAAGAAGATGTGCTTAATTTATCATCCTGATAAGGGTGGAGATGGGGAAAAGATGAGAAAATTAAATTCTCTATGGCAAGCATTTAACACTGAACTGCTTGAAATAAGAGACAACAGATTTGACATGGAGCAGGTGAGACAAATGGATATAGATGTGTGGGATGATCTATTAACTGTAAAAGAAGCCTTAGATGATTTTGAGCATATTTTTGTTAAAGTTGTTCCCAGCTGCTTTAATAGAGTAGCTGTGTGTAAATGCAAATGCATAGTGTGCAAGTTGAGGCAACAGCACCTAATTATAAAAGAGCATAAAAGGTGTGTGCTCTGGGGAGAATGCTTTTGCCACAAATGCTATGTAGAGTGGTACGGACTCAGTGGAACCGAGCAGCATCTTATATGGTGGAAAAAAATTATTCAAGATACCCCTTTTATCTTCATGAGATTAAATACCCAGGATACTCTCAAGCCCAGCCTTATATATTAGTGGTAAGTAGCTAAATATAAAAAGTTTTAATAAGTAAGTTTGACAAAAAATTTATGACCTTTTTGTTTGCAGGATGAGTCACCAATCTACGGGACTCCGCAGTTTAAGGAGTGGTGGTATGCACAATTTTCCTTTTGTGCCAGTCCACCCAAGTACCAGCGCACCACAACTGATGACAGACGACGAGGACCCGACATACGTTGTGATGAAGTCCTTGAGTCCAGTGATGAAGAAGGACCCACCACTAGCACCCACAGCAGCAGCTTCAAGCGACGAAGAAAGACCCCCCACTCCACCACCTCGACTGATTTTTTCTCCTCGACCCCCAAAACCTCGGAGAGTTCCTCTTCTTCATATGCCAGAGATTCCGGGAGGGACTCTGCCTGCTCGCCTGACTTCTCGTTTAGCTTCACTTCACCGCCCTCCACCCAATGTAGTCCCCCTAAACCTCCTGGAGAAGCAGATTCAGCAGCTTCACAGGCAAGTTTCTCTAGCACACCACCAAAGACAAAGGGATCTAAAGTTCATAATGATCCTCTCGATTTTCTAAATTGCCTTTTTGATTATCTTAGTCATGCTATATATAGTAATAAAACACTAAATTCCTTTTTACTGTATACTACATGTGAAAAAGGAAAAGTGTTGTATGAAAAAGTTGAAAAGTTTAAGCCTGAATTTAAAAGTAGACATAAGTATGAGGAGGGAAACTTAATTTTTATAATTACTCTTGGAAAGCATAGAGTTTCAGCAATTAAAAATTTTTGTGCTGGGTTTTGTACTGTAAGTTTTTTGCTTTGCAAAGCAGTTAATAAGCCAATGGAATGCTATAATTGCTTGTCTAAAGGCCCCTTTACTTTAATAGAAGAAAATAAGCCTGGCTTATTTCAGTATGAATTTTCAGACCTGCCTGAAGAACAAAGTTGTAACTGGAACCTAATTGCTAGTTTTGCTCAGGCTAATAACCTGGATGATCCTTTGATGATAATGGCCCACTATCTTGATTTTAATGAAACATATCCATGTGCAAAATGTGACAAAAAACAATTTAAGGTTCACTATATGTTTCATAAAGATCACATGGCTAATGCAAGTTTGTTTTATCTATGTAAACAACAAAAAGCTATTTGTCAGCAAGCAGCAGATGTTGTAGTTGCAAAAAGAAGGCTAAGACTGTTAGAGGCTACTAGGGAAGAATTGCTTGCAGAAAAAGTGAAAGCTCAATTTGACAAATTAAAAGATTTAGGCCAAATAAAACTGTTGCAATTTGTGGCTGGGGTTGCATGGTATTCTTGTTTATTTGAAAACATTGAAGAATTAGTAATGAAGATTTTGCAATTACTAACAGAAAACATCCCTAAAAAAAGAAATGTGCTGTTTAGAGGCCCTGTAAACACTGGTAAAACTAGCCTGGCAGCAGCTTTTATGGATTTAATAGATGGCAAAGCCTTAAATGTTAACTGCCCTCCAGAAAAATTACCTTTTGAACTTGGGTGTGCAATTGATCAATTTGCTATAGTATTTGAAGATGTAAAAGGACAAATAAGCATGAGTAAAAGTTTGCAACCAGGCCAAGGTATTAGCAACCTGGATAATATGAGGGACTATATGGATGGGGCTGTAAAGGTGAATTTAGAAAAAAAACATATGAATAAAAGAGCTCAAATTTTTCCCCCTTGTATTGTTACCTGTAATGAGTATTTGTTACCCCAAACACTGTTTGTAAGATTTGCGCTGGTACTTAATTTCCCTTGTAAAGAATTCCTAAAAAATTGCTTGGAAAAAAACCCTGAAATGTTAAAACTTAGAGTTTTGCAAAGTGGATTAACCACTGTTTTACTGTTACTTTGGTATATGCCTGTTAGTTCATTTATGCCAGAGCTGGAAAGTGATGTAAAGTATTGGAAAGAAATTTTGGATAAAGAGTGTGGCTTAGGAAGATTCCATAAAATGTTAGGAAACATAAGGTTAGGGCTGGACCCCCTTTATGGAATTGTAGTTTGTGATGAAGAGGAAAATCACGAGGACTCTGGAAATTATACTCAATAGCTTGTTTATTATTTACACATTGCTATATTTGTTTGTTTACATATGCATAATCAGCTTATCAGTTATTACATAATAAAGCTCATCAGTTATTGTGGAACATCTGTTTGTTTTTGTCCAAACTTATCAATAAATCTTCTCATATCTGGGTCAGCAGTTACAGATTCAGTGCCCTCATAAACCCTAACTTCTTCCACTTGAGCATCCCTACCCTCCATAGGCTGACCTTGCATTTTAGGCATAAGACTTGAAAACAAACTTGACAAAAGGGAGGTTACAGGGTATGGATTTCTGACATTCCTTTTTCTAAGGGTTACATTAAAATACCTTGGCAGACCTCTATATTGCTTAGAACCATCAGCATTTGTAAAGAAACCACAAATATCTGCACAGCTTAGAAAAAGTCCATCACCCTTACACAAAGGCCCAACCCCATTTTCATCCAAAAGCACTGTAGTTACTGTATTTGTAAATTGAAGTACAGGGGGAGTGGTTAGACCACCAGTATAGGACCCAAAATATCTGGTATTTTCATTTTTGGATGGGTCTGGGCACCACATTTCTACTGGATACAAAGCATCTGAGTCCAGTGTGGCCTTGGCAGCCATATCAAGCACTTGGTTTTTTGCAGTCATGTCAGCATTTGTGACTTTTTTTATTGAAATTACAGTACTGCTATTTTCATTGTATTTTGCTTCATAATTCATTACAAGGCCTTGAAGTTCTAGGGGCTCACCGCCCACAGCGAACATGTGGTAATTAAGGCCTTCTATAGGCAAAGCAGGCCCTTGAGAGTCTGTCTCCTTTTTGGCAGCACTGTGAACATTTACAAAGCTACTAATTCCCACCACCTCAGTTTTAACAGAGACAGCCTCCCACATTTGCAAAGAAGCACAGGTAAGATCCTCATTAAGCAAAGGCAAAGCAATTCTAGCACAGCTATAACAAGGCAAAGTGTTTTGCTTTGGCTTGTCTTCACTCCTAGAAGTAGCAGTAGTGATTTTATCACTGAAACCATAATTTTGTTCTGAAGATTGATTAAAGCCCATTCTTGGATTTAGGAAGGCTTCTATTGTGGTTATACTATCAGGTCCAGTTCTAATATCCAACACCTCCACTCCCCCTTTAACTATAAGCTTTGGAACTGGAGCAGGGGTAGGGCATTTTTTTCTTGTGGGGCAAGGAGTACATTTGGTTTTAGAGTCTCCTCCTCTTTTTCTTTTGCAACTCATCTTCTTCTTCTACTTCATGCACGTATTTATCCCAGGTAGGAGTTATATCTCCATAAAGCCCTAGAATTAAAGGAAGCATCCAGTCAGGTGTAACTCTTTGATTAGCTCCTCCAGGGTGTTTATAAAACTCAACTGTTTCTCCTGATTCACTCTCTGAACTTTCAAGATTGTATCTATCAGGTATTTCTGCCTCTCTAGGCATTCTATACTTTTGACCTATCCTTCTATACATTTGTCTTGCTTGTGCTGGGTTAATTGGTGGTAGTTCTCTGTAATAACTGTCCAGAAAATTATAGACATTTGTAGGCCCAGCCTGCACAACCCATCTGGCATTTTCCAGTATTCTTGCTAGTGAGTCTTGAAAAGCATAAGTTCCCCTTACTATTACTTGGTTTGAGGCATGGCCTATTTGTCCTCTAGCTTCTGAAGTTACAGAGTCCCAAATGTATCTTCCTATAGAATGAAATAGGCTTCCAGGCCAATTTGTAATCACATCAATGGCATAAGAAAAGGATTGTACTCCAGGAAACAAAATATCATAGTAATCAGGGTCTCTCCAAGGTATCAGTGCCATGTTTCTATTTACAACAGAGACTTCTTTGGCATATGAAGTGGCAATTCCAGCAGTTACCAGGGCGCTGGCACCTGAAACAGTTTGAAAAACAACACCTAGGCCTACAGCATTTGACAACATCCCCGGCACAGAAGTTAAAAATGTATATTGCTCTGCTGTTATCCCCAAAGAGGCCAAGGCTTCCACTCCACTTAGGCCCTCAACAGTTGCAAGGCTAGATAACTGGGCTTCCACAGCTGCAAGGGCTTCACCATTTATTATAGCTTCCACAGTAAATCCTGTAGCAGCAGTGACTTCTGCTGTCAATTCAATTATGTCCACAATAAGTGAAATTACGCCTCCCATTTCTAAAAAAGAGACAAAAAAACACTTACTTAAAGCCGAGTTTGATTAGCTTAAAGTTCAGCCGAGGTAAACGACGCCTTCTGGGTGATCTGGAAAACATAAGAACTTGGCTTGTAAAACTAGAACTTGGATTGTGAAACAGGAACCGTGCGCGGGAACACCCCAGTAGCTAAATGGCAACCTTTAAATAAAAAGTAAAATAAAATACCTAGGTATAGTTAGGTAAATTTCTGGGCATGTCTTAGACAAATCCTTGTAAAATTCCCCTTAACTTTAAACAAAGAAACTTCCGCATTTAAGCTTAAATAAATACATCCTTGGGAATATGTGACCGCTGGGTGGAGCTGGAACACTCCTTACTACTCATGTTTAACAAAGCTAATCTAAACAAAAGAGAGGCTTAGTCATTAATTTTAGGGGTGCATATTTTTTCTTGTCAGATAGTGAGGCAGGAGGCCCTTAGCCTTTAACAACCCTATAAATAACAGGAGAGAGGCCTTGGAGGCTTACAGGCAATTACTGTTTTGCTGCTGCACAGGCTTGCTGTGGAACTGCAATTTTGCTGCAAGGTTAGTTAGA